CTAACACCACACTAGCAGTTTCATTCACAGCCATAACTGGCGCAGTATTTACTTTCAATGTCTTGCCAATCTTCCCAACAGCAGGCGGCGCAGCACCAGGAGCGCTAACTGATACTTGGACGATGACTGTCGTTGGAACACCATCAGAGAGCTTTAGTTAAGAGATCGGAGCATCGGGAGCTATGAAATTATCAATTACAATTGAATACAACGGTGGCGAAGTTGCCACCTATGTCGCTCAACCGCCAGAGTGGGCCAAGTGGGAAAAGACCACAGGCCACACAATCACAAAGGCGCAAGACAACATAGGAATCTGGGACTTAATGTTCTTGGCATATAACGCTCATAAGCGCGAAAGTGCTGGAAAACCAGTTAAGTCCTTTGATGTGTGGATGGAAACTGTTGCCGATGTAAGGACTGGCAACGATGACCCAAAAGCCATCAGCCCGACAGCATAAGGCGGCTACTCGTAACAGTTGCCATTAAGACTGGTATCCCGATGCAATATTGGGATGATTGGGACGATGTAGCAACAGCAGTCGAGCTGATAAAGGAGAGAGATAGCAATGGCTGAAGAAGTCTCAGCATTTGATAGGACTGAACTCCGTCAAGTGTATAAAGCCTTCTCGTTGCTAGGCGATGAAGCCAAAGCCGAGGCTCGCCAAACTTCTAACAATCTTGCCACTTACCTTCAGCAACAAATCGCTGCCAAAGCTTCCACTCGCGTTAAAGGGCAACAAGCGATTAACAGAATCGTAAGCGGATCTAAAGTGTCTAAGACCAGCACCACTGGTGAAATTAAGTATGGTTTTGCTAGTCAAAGATTTAGCGGTGGGGCTAATACTCAAATGCTTTGGGCTGGCTTTGAATTTGGTTCAAATAGGTTTAAGCAATTTCCTGCTTACTCTGGCAGACAAGGACGCGGCTCTCGCGGATGGTTTATTTATCCAACTCTACGCCAAGAGCAGAAGAATATTGTGGCACAATGGACCAGAGCATTTAATAAGATTTTAGATAAGTGGGGCATAAGTGGCATCTGATTCCAGAGCATTAACGCTTAAGCTTCTAGCCGATACAGCCGATTTCCAAAAGAAATTACAAAATGGATCTAAAGATATTGATGATATTGGCGAAAGAGCTAAAGAATTTGGTAAGAAGGCTGCCGCTGCTTTTGCTGTTGCTGGCGCAGCAATTGGCGCCTTTGCTGTAAGTGCAGTTAAGGCAGCCGCTGAAGATGAGACAGCACAACGCCGATTAGCCGAAACTATTGAAGCAACTACTGGCGCAACCGCTAAACAGATTGAAGGTGTTGAAGAATACATAAAGCAGACTTCTATTGCTATTGGCGTTGCTGACGATGGCTTGCGTCCAGCATTTACCCGCTTAGTTAGATCAACCCAAGATGTTGAAGAAGCTCAGAAACTATTAAATTTAGCACTAGATTTAAGTGCAGCAACGGGTAAGCCATTAGAGACAGTTACTAACGCCCTTGGCAAAGCTTATGATGGCAATACCTCAGCACTTGGCAAATTGGGCTTAGGCATAGATGCAGCCGACCTAAAATCTCAAGATTTTGATACAACCTTTAATCAATTAACTGCGACCTTTGGTCAATTTGCGGAGAATGAAGCAGAGACAACAACTAAACAAATGGAGCGCGTCAAGATTGCTCTTGATGAAGCCAAAGAATCTATTGGCGCAGCTTTGCTGCCAGTTGTCCAAGAATTAACTGCTTGGATATTGCAAAACTTTATTCCAGCACTTGAGGCATTTATTTCAGGATTGACTGGAAGTGGTGGTCTTGATGAATCTCTAACTGATACTCAAAAAACAGCAGTTGAATGGGGTAAAAAGGTAAGAGGCTTTATCAATACAGTCATTGATCTTAAGGATGAGCTTTTCTTAGTCGCTGGAGTATTAGGAACAGTATTCGTAGTCAGCAAAATAGCAGCTGGAGTTCAAGCAACTATTCTTTTAATCCAAGGGTTAGTTGCTGCTTATGTTGCTTTAAGAAATAGCGCAGTAGCCGCAGCCATCGCCTCAAGATTTGCCTTAAATCCTTTGGCTGGTCTAGCAACTGGTGCAGCGGTAGTTGGTGCAATTATTGCTGCGACGAAGTTATTTGATAATCAAGCCAATGCAGCAGCAAGGACGGGCGGTAATACAGTTTCATCATCCAGCCTTCCAACAGGCTTTACCGCTGGAACGCCAGTTACTAGCGGTGCTGGTTCTACTGGTGGGGTTAGTTCTGGTGGTATTAGTAGTGGCGGCGTTACTACTGGTGGGGGAACTGTAATTGGATCATTGCCTGTTTTCCCATCTGGATTAAATCCAACTGGTAGAGCTATACCTTCAACCTTTGATGTAGCAGCTGCTAGAAGAGGCGAAGAGCGCGGCAATGTGATTATTAATGTAAATGCCCCATCGGTAATTGATGAAGAAGGCTTTAGCCGAGCAGTTGCTTTGGCTTTGAATAATAGTAATCGTAGAACTGGTGGCGGTGGTTCAAGTCTGATTACGCAGGATGTCCAATGACCGCTTGGAGTCCCGTCTATCGAGTTAAAGTCAATGGCTCTACAGTTACTAGCGCAACCCTTAGCGGACTTACAATTACTTCAGGTCGCGATGATATTTACTCCCAGCCGCTTGCTGGCTATTGCAGTCTAACTTTAATTGAAACTGCTGAGGCATCAGTTTCTTATGAGATTAATGATGCAGTTACTATTGAGGTGCAAGATTCAACTGCCACTTATGTAAATTTATTTGGCGGTTTCATAACTGATTTAGGTATTACAGTCCAGACCTCTGGCTCAACTGCTACTAGCCAAAGAATCCAGATAACTGCTGTAGGAGCCTTAGCTAGACTTAATCGCGCTGTCTATGTTGGCAACTTCGCGCATCAATTTGATGGAGATCGCATTGAAGAGTTATTAAGCGGAGTTCTTTTTAATCAATGGAATGAAGTCCCAGCAGCTTTAACTTGGGCAACCTATGACGCGACTACTCAATGGCAGGATGCAGAAAATAGCGGACTAGGTCAGATAGATACCCCAGGAGATTATGAACTTCACTCTGAGAATGACTTGGACGATACAGTTTATAACCTTGCTTCTCGCTTCGCCACTAGCGGACTTGGTTATCTTTATGAAGATTCTGAAGGTCGAATCGGTTATGCAGATTCAACGCATAGATCGCAATACCTAGCAACTAATGGCTATGTTGATTTAGATGGCAATCATTCAATAGGCCCTGGACTTTCAATTATCAAGCGAGCTGGCGATGTTAGAAATTCAATAACTATTAGCTATGGCACTGCAGGTGCAGAAGTTACAGATGAGGATGCAGCGTCAATATCCGACTATGGACTTCTTGCTTCTACCATATCGACCACTCTTCGCAATCAAGGCGATGCCGAAGCTCAAGCAGCCTTCTATCTACTCATCCGCGCCTATCCTCAATTTGCCTTAAGGCAGATAACCTTTCCAATAGCCAGCGCTGAAATCGACAATTCAGACCGAGATAACCTTCTTGGCGTATTTATGGGCCAGCCTCTTAATATCATCAACCTGCCAGCCAATATGGTAGGCGGTGAATTCCAAGGATTTGTCGAAGGATGGACTTGGACTGCCAGCCTTAATCAGCTCAACTTGACTCTAAATGTTTCGCCTTTGGCTTTTAGCCTTCAGGCGTTTAGATGGAACTCAGTCCCAGCGACTGAGACTTGGAATACAATAAGCCCGACTTTGGACTGGCTCAACGCTACAATAGTTGCATAGGAGACTAAATGCCAACGACAAGTAATTTCGGCTGGACAACCCCAGCTGATACAGATTTAGTTAAGGATGGAGCAGCTGCTATCCGCACATTGGGTAATGGCATAGATACTTCATTTCTTGATTTAAAAGGCGGCACTACAGATCAAGTGCTAGCTAAAAACTCAAATACAGATTTAGATTTCAAATGGGTAGCTCAAGATGATTCTAACGCAATTCAAAACGCAATAGTTGATGCCAAAGGTGATTTAATTTCAGCAACTGCTGCAGATACTCCAGCAAGACTAGGCGTAGGCGCTAACGGCACAATCTTGACCGCCGACTCTGCTGAAGCGACAGGCTTGAAGTGGGCTGCGCCTTCCGTTAGCGGAACATCTTGGACTTTACTTAACTCAGGTGGAACTGCTCTAACAGGCGCTCAAACTATTACAGTTTCAGGCATTTCAGGCAAAAATGATTTGTTTATTATTGTTACAGGTGCATCTTCGGCAACTGCTCAATCCGAAATTAGTTTTCGTTTTAATACTGATACGGCTACAAATTATGCTACTTTTGGATTTCAAAATTCTAGTCCCACCACTTATTCAGCAACCCAAAATTATGGAGTTGAAAATCAAACAGCTATTTCTAGAATTCGTTTAGCACAAATGACGAATAATGCAGGAAGCTCAGTTTCAGGTTATTTATTAGTTTCTGGCGGCAATACTTCTGGGATCAAGGTAGTAAATGGCGCGGGTGGTTTTAACCCAGCAACAGGAAATTCAGGTGCTCAATACGCAATCGGCGGATATTGGTCAGGTTCCGCTACTATTTCAAGTGTTAGTTTATTTTCTGAATTTGGAAATTTTGATTCTGGCACAATTTTTGTCTATACAAGCGCATAAGGAGATAATTATGAAAATTACAGAAAAAGAGTTTAACACAATTACAGGCGAAGAAACAATCACTGAACGCGAAGAAACTGATGCGGAAGCAGCAGCTCGTTTAGACCGCGAAACAGAATTAGCACAGCGCCAAACCGAAGCCGAAGCAAAGGCAACCCAAAAGGCAGCCCTACTTAATCGGCTAGGTATTACTGACGATGAGGCTAAACTGCTTTTAGCATAATCCCTCAAAATTATGCTAAATAATTAATATGCCTAAACTATGCGCAGCAGGAATTCAACTTCGGGAGCAAATCGATGACGATTATCCTGATCGCGATAGGAAGTCTGATGGCTGGATTGCTGACGCTAGGCATCTTGCAAAGGGCACTTCTGAACACATACCAGACCCTAAGTCAGGAATCGTTAGAGCTTTAGATATTGATGCTGATTTATCAGCTCACAAAGAAGAGGTTTATGCTCTGGTTGAGAAGATTCGTAAATTAGCCAAGAAAGGCGATAAGCGAATTGCTTACATTATTTTTGATGGAAAAATTATGAGTCCGATATTGGGATGGAAGCGTAGAACTTACAGAGGCGCTAACCCTCACCGCTCGCATTTCCATATTTCATTTACAACTTTGGGAGACAAAGATGGCAGTTATTTTAACCTCGAAGGAGAAGCTAATGAGCGACCTAAAGAAAATGGCAGAGAGCTGGGCCAAGACATTCCTAGCAACAGCACTAGCGACTTATCTAGCAGTCGGCCTAGATGTAAATGCAATTGCCAATGCAGCTCTCGTATCAGTCTTGCCTAGCATCATCAACTGGCTTAACCCCAATTATGAGCGTTATGGCAAAGTCCGTTAATGCCAGCGGCTGAATTGGCTACTTTAGTTGCATCAGTATTGGGATCTATTGCCCTACTAATCGCTGGCCTTCGCTACATAATTAAATTGGAGAATATTCCAATAGTGTCGCGCCTTGATAAAATGGAGTCTCAGCTAGAATTGGCCCTAGCGAAAGGGGTCAGAAATGGCAACGCGAAAGCGCGTAAGTAAGAAGCCAGTCAAGCGTCCAAAGAGACGCAGGACTACTAAAGAAACCCCATTAACAAAGCTTGATTTCTGGGCTATTGCTGCCAATGAAATTTATAAAGCTTGCCGTAGAGCTGGGATGGATGAAGGAACTGCACTTGCCTTTGCTATGGATCGTAGTTCTTATCCCGATTGGATAGTGCCTGCCGATGACCCAATAAAGAAAATTGGTTGGGAAGATGGCGAGGAAGATAACTAATATACTTTCGAGAGGTTGAGTTATTCGAGGCTCTCAAGTCGCTTTACCCAGACTTGACGCCCTTATCAGCGACCGACCGAGCCGATGGTATTACCCACAATTCCTATATTGAGCTCAAATGCCGTAGGACTCATTATGATACTTTGATGATTGAAAAGAAGAAGTGGGATTATCTGGCCGATATAAGGGCTAGAACGGGCGCTAAGACCCTTTATATCAATTCAACCCCTAACGGGGTCTATCAGTTTGATTTAGGGGCTATAACCGAGCCTGAATGGGCTTTGAAGCGGTTGCCTATAACTACTGACTTTGGCAATAAGGCCACCAATCAGCGACTTGCTGGCTTTTTAGATATACGACTCGCCGACTTATTGCTGGTCTAAATAGATTTAATCAAATACATTTAGCCCGTTAATCCATTTAGGGATTACAGAACGGGAGCAAAATGATAAATAAAGTAGCTCTTATTCGATTTGATTCTCAAGCAGGGGCTTGGACTGATGAGACAAATTGGGTTAAGGGATCAATAATCAGACGATTCGCTAAAGAGCGGATGGGTAAGAAGCAGCTCAGAGGTCGTTTATCTAAGGCTGAAATCTCTGCATACTGGCTCGATAAATATGGGGTTGATGCAGATGTTGCCTAATTTATCTGATGAAGCAGTAGTAGGAATAATTATTGGAGTTCCATTTATCGGCCTTTATATCTTTAGTCTTTGGAACTCATCTAAAGCCAAAGCCTTCAATGAAGGTTATAAGAGAGGAAGGTCAAGTGTCCGATTCACAGAGATCGTTAAGTGATTGGCTCGAAGATGCTAGTAACACCCTGCTCGACAGGGGGATTGAATATGGCGACCCGAGGCACAATCTATTACGCATTTTCAAAATCAGTAAGGCACTCGGTATTCAGCTCCGAGACCCATCTGACTTGGCGCTTATTGCTATCGCGACCAAACTCTCAAGAATGGTGGAAAGTCCAGAGCGCGAAGATTCGTATCTCGATCTCATTGGATACGCCGCTATCTTGGGTCGATTACGATTTTCAACACCAGAAGATTGGGACGACATTGAGTTTGACTCGCAATCATAATACGAATCAATACTGCGATTATTGCAAATATCGCTGGGGACAAAATAAGAATGGCTGGGATTTAAGAGCTATGACCCCAGCTGTTTGGAAAGTCCAAAGCGAGACACCGCTTCGCAAAGCACAGGTCAGGTTCTATTGCCAGCCTTGCGCCGATGAAGCACAGAACTGGCCAGATGGCACATTCTATTCATTAAAAGAACAACTAGAAGATGCGATAAGTGATTTCGCAGGGAGAGAGAAGTTAGATGTCGAACTACCTTGATGATTATGTAAGTGTTCAAGACCGATTAAAGGAGTTTATAAATGCTTATCCAGATTATCGAATCAAGACTCATATCTTGGCGGAGTCGCTTGTGGCTAATTGTGATGTGTATATCATTAAAACTGAGCTATATCGCACTGAAGCTGACGCACATCCTTGGACTACAGGTTTATCCAGTGAGTCTAAATCCAAGCAATATGCACTCGAGCTTGCGGAAACTGGATCGTTGGGACGCGCACTTAACCTCGCTGGATACTTCGCTAAGACTAAACCGAGCCCAAAGAAGGCAATTGAAACGACTAAGCCAGCTCTTGCGGAATTCATAAAAGAGCAACGCCCTAATGATCCTGAGCCAATTGTCTGGGATGTAACTGCAATAGCAGACCAATTAGGTGCAGAGATAATTGATGAAATACCGCTTTGCTCTGGTGGCGATGGACCAATGGTGCTAAAGACTGGCACTAAAGAAGGCAAAGAATATAGGGGCTGGGTATGTCCAACACCTAAATCTGGTCATCCTGCTAAGTGGATGCGTATTGGTTCAGATGGGCATTGGGTGTTTCAGAAATGAGTAAAAAAAGATTAACTTGCTCCATTTGTAAAAAGAAACAATGGGGTTTAATTGGTTTAATTGCAGATAATATCGAATTTGGATTATGCAATAACTGCTTCGAAATTTGGGATGGGGTTAATGCAAAATTGGGTGTTCCAATTAAATCAATTTCGGAAAGACTTGATGTATGAAGCAAGATGCTCATCCATTTATCTGCTCAAATTGCAAGCTAATTACTCCGCATATTGAACTGCATAAATACGATTCAACAGATATTGCTGAAGCACCTGAAGAAGTATGGCTAGTTGAGTGCCAAAGGTGCTTTATGCAAAGAATCATCTATCCATCAGATCGCGTAACCGCCAAAGAGGACGATATTGTGCGGTGCGACCAGTGTGGTAAATGGAAGATGAAGGCAGCAAAGTGTCGAATATGCCGATTAGCTGCTGGATTGGAAGAAATATCAGAACGCTATTGGACTGGTAATGAGACGAAAGAAAGACCTTACAATGCCACTTTATGAATATCGCTGCGATAAATGCGATGCGACAAAAGAGCAATATCAGCCTATAACGCTAAGAAATCTAGTAATCTGCGATAATTGCAAGGTTGCAATGTGGAGAGTCTGGAGACCCAATCCAATCCACTTTAAAGGCGAAGGCTGGGCAGGAAAGGACAAATGAGCAGACCCCATTCTATTAAATATATCCGTCAGTTAATGGAATGGGGATTTGATAAAGAATTCATTGCTAAAGACTGTGGTATCAATCTGGCATCACTTGAGACCAGATTAAGAAGGCAAGAAGAAAGGGAGCGCAAGAATGGGAATCAAGGAACTGAGTCTGGAACTAGCGGCAGTTAGCCTAATAGCTGATGAGGCTAAGAAGGCCAAGGATAGGCTGAGAGCGGCTCTACAGGCCGAAATGGACGCTATCGGAGCAGATAGGGTCAAGGCTGAATATGGCGATGATGTTATTGCCTATGTAACTACTACTAAGCCTAAATTTAAGTGGGTTATCAAATCAGATAAACGATTCGTTGATTGGGTTAAAGCTAATATCCCTAGCGAAATAGTTGAATCGGTAAGAGAATCATCAGTTGATGCGATATTGGATAAGTTCAATTACCTAGACGATATAGTTATTGATCCGAATGGTGAAGTAATTGATTGGTTAGAAGGCAGTCAGTCAGAGCCTTATCTAATGACTAAATTCCATAGTGATGGCAAAGAAACGCTGAAGAACGCGTTTCAATCAGGCCAGTTAGAGTTTAAGAAGATATGGGAGTTAGAATGAAAGATGATATATACCCAATATGGAGAGACATAGATGACCATATGGACCAGCCTGATGGGGTTGATTTACCTTAAATACTAATAAAAATTGTCCACATAGTGAGATGAGAGGATAATCAATGCGTAAGATATTTGACAAGGGCATTACACTCCGTCTAAGGCGGGGCCCGAAGGCAGCCCGTAGCCGAAGCGTAGGGGCAGGCTATTGCCTAACGCTGATGCTATCGGCATTTATGCTGATCCCAATCAATCCATCAAAAGCAGATATGAATCTTAAGCTTTATGCTTACAATAAAATGGATTGGTCAGAATTCCAATGTTATAACTGGTTAATTATTAAAGAGAGTAGATGGAATCCATCTGCGCGTAATGGCTCCCACTATGGCTTAGGACAAATGCGCTCTAAGTGGTATGGGACTCTAAGCCCTAAGAAGCAAATAGATCAGCACATTAAATACATAAGACATAGATACGATAATGCTTGCAATGCACTTAATCACTTTGAGA